AAGTCAATGCTCCATAATTTAGTAATATTATACCATACTTTTCAACAAATGTACAGGGTTTTTTTAGTCTTCTGGAGAATAAATTATACCTTGTTCATTTAAAACTTGCTTATTCCAAAGATGACCTTTTTCAGTGTCGTCTTTACTTTGTCCAAAATAAGGAACTGCATGGCAATCATCTATCATAGTTTGATTTATACTATGAGTTGAATCTCCCAAGAATAACTCTCCTAATATTCTGCCAAATTTTCCTTTATCGTGAGACAAAAGTTGTATCTCTTGATCTTTCAATAAGCCTTCAAGATGATACTTTGATTGTTTACCATAAAACTTTTCTTCTAGGTCTCGAGTTCTAGATTCTGGAGTATCAATACCCATCATTCTTACTCTTTGTTTTTTGTAAACCATTCCAAACCCTAGATCTATATCTACGTCTACAGTGTCGCCATCTACGACTCTTGTAACTTCTACTTTATATCTATACATAATTGTGTTTCCTATGTGCTTTCTTTTCTTCCCAATCTCTAATAGCTTGTCTAATAGAATCTTCTGCAAGAACTGAGCAATGTATTTTAATTGGTGGTAATTCAAGAGCCTCTGCAATATCTTTATCTTTCACGAGCTTTGCTTCTTCTATAGTTTTACCTTTTAACATTTCAACAAACATAGTAGAAGATGCAATTGCTGAACCGCAACCGTATGTTTTAAATTTAACATCTAAAATTTCTTCAGTATCTGGATCTAATTTTAAGTCTAGTTTCATAACATCTCCACATGCTGGTGCACCTGATAGACCTGTTACTACGTTAGGGTCATTGGGGTCAAATCTTCCGACACCATGCTTTGCTGGGTTATTTAAAACATCCTCGAATCTGTCTACTACTTTTTTTGAATATGCCATATATCTATTTATAAAAGATGTGGTTGTCTATGTGCACAGTTTTGTTTAATGAATCAGCCCAATATGGATAAACACTATCAGCATGATAATGTGTAGCATCTTCAGTTATATCACCAAAATCTCCTTGTATAACTCTTTCAGCTGTGATTAAGCTAAAAATCCATGTTGCACTATCAACTGGTTCATCAGACTTTCCATCACAATACCAGCTAAATTGACACATATGACGAATAGGTACTAAGTTTCCTTTCCAATTTTCTTTCCATCTAGCTTGATATACAACATCACAAATATTATTTGGATAGTCTGGATGCTCTACTCTATTTTGCACTACTTGTGCGACTGCAACTTTACCAGCAAGTGGTTGATTTCCAGCTTCAAAATAAATGTTCTTAGCTAAACAAACTTGTTCTTTTTGGTATTCTTTAAATTCAACGATGTGGCCATGAAAGCTAATATTATCTTGTGCATGTATTTTAGAAGAAACGAATGCTACCCATAGAGGTAGTGTAACTACTATTGTAATTTTAATTATATTTTTATGAAACCATTTTTCCATCTTATGCCTCTCTATCTAAATCCCAAAGTATTCTAACACCTTTTTTAGTTCTGTTTATGAACAATTTATATTTGGATTGTTCTTCTCTCCACTCTCTTACCCATGATTGACCATCTCTCTCCGCATCTGCAAAAACAGCATTAGTAACTACAATCGGTATTAATACTAAAGCATGTATAATAATGCTTGTAACTATGTCATAATTAATAAATCCCATCCAGTATATTGCAATTAAGCCAAAGAATGCACTCCACATACAAAATAAAACTAACATAAAATATGCTTGTAAACTAGGTTCTGGTACATATTTTAATGGGTTATATCTAACATCCATTACAACTCTCCATGAATCTACGATCCACATAAAAAATCTTCTATTAAAATTTGGTTTTCTCATAATATTCTCCTATAAATTATTTCTAAATACGAATTCAATTGCTCTTTCAGCTTCTCTTCCTATATCTCTTTTCTGATACCAACCACCAGTATCATTATCAAGGTCTCTGCATAAGTACTCTATTTCTTTTGATGTAATTGGATATCCTCTAGACATTGCATTACCTGCAGTTGATACCATAATCTGATACATTTTAGCATACCAGCCTGATCCTTGAATTCCTTTGTAATCTTCTACTTGGTTTTTATTTACAAAAGGGCAGTCTGCATATCCTGTCCATGTAAAGTTAGTGTTATTGAGTGTTCCTTTTCTGTGTTTGATGAGTCCTTTTTTAATTGCATCTGGTAACTTATCGAAAAACGATTCATTTGGTACGACATACTTATGCTTTTCCATGAGTGGCCCTGGGTCCATAATTTGTCCATCGTGTGAAAATATAAAGTTGTAAGCTGATTTGTATTTGCTTGGTACGTAATACATTCTTGATAAATCTTTTGTTTGTGCATCTGCGATATCTCCTATCTCTTTGTTTAATGCAAACCAAAAATGTTTAATGTCGCCAACTTCTACTTCTCTAGTCAGTGGAAATATTAAACGAAATTTTGGTTGTTCTTTTGTTGATGATGCAGTTGAATAACAAACATAGCGATATTGAGAATACTTAGTTTCAATATCTTTAATGTCACCTTCGTAATCATCAACATCAACAGCTGCCCAACCTGCCCAATTTACTACATGAGCATTAGCTCTAGTTGTATCAGCTACATAAGTTGCTGGACTAATTAGAGGAGCATCTTTTTTCTTTTTGTATTTATTTGATTTTGATAAACTATATAGTACTTGCTCAAACTGATCAAAGGATTCATAATCCATTCTTTTTTCAGTTTTGTTATCGTATATAGAATCAAATATCGTTAAACTTACCATGATTACCTTCGTGTGATGGAGCTTCCCAATCGTCTGGTTTTACCAAGTCGGGCACTCCTAATGGGTTTGGCCTTGTTGGTTTCTTTCCAACATTTTTTCTCATGTTTGCATAAAGTACTTCGTCCCATGCTTTATATGGATCAACACCATATGCATCAAGTGTACCAATTGCTACTACACATAAGTCGATAAGACCATCCACAATTTCTTCTGCATCCATATTTACTAGAGCAGCACTAGTTTCATCTAGCTCTTCTTGTAAGAAGTCTATTCTAAATTCTAGGAAATCTCTTAGTTTGTCTGGATTGTTTTCGACCCATTCCCTTGTTCGGTATTTGCCTTGCATATCATATATGTCTTTTACCCAGTCTTTGCTCATGACGGCATTACTATATCTTGTTTAGGTGTTACTATTCTGCTTTTTCCGCTCATTTGATTTATTTGTTCTTTTAATTGATCAATAGGTGCAACAGTAAATAATACATGTTTATTTGATATTGTTACTCCTTCATGAGCATTTGTATAAGCCATAAAAGGTATAAATGTTATTTTACCTTCGCCTCCTGGCAATAAATTAAATCCATTTGAAATAGTTACACTATCTTCGTTTTTAGTTACATCTCCGATTATTTCTTCACCGGAAACAAGTCTTATTAATAATTGTTCTGTTTTCATTTAAACATTTCTCCATTTTGGTATATTATAACACATCTTATGCATAATGTACAGTGTTTATCCAAAAAAATCTTCAAGGGTAGATATCTCTTCTGATGACCAGCCTACAGCTGATAGTATTGGATCAATCGGATCCAGGAAGGTTTTTTGAAATTGTAAATCGTAGTCTATATACTTATGCAATCCAAATTCTTCTGGTAAGAAGTCCATGAATGCAATTACATTTTCATGTAAACGATTAGGTTGTTTCAAATATACGAATTTAATCTTTTCGCCATTTTGAACTTTTGTATACTTTTTAGATAATGAAAGATCATCTATTTGGCTATTGTACAATAATGCACCACGAACGTGAATTGGTGTACCTTTTCTATAGATGTTTCCGCCAGTACCTCTAAAGTCATTTACTTTTGATATTCCTCTAGGGAATGCAATCTGATGTGCGGATAAAGTATTAAAGTATCCTTTAAACTGCTCAATTGCTTTTTGGGTTTCTGCTTCTGAACCAGACATAATAACTTTAAATATTTGTTTTAATGCATCTCGACATGGCTCTGGAGTTGAAGATTTAATAGCTTCAATACCCATAATTTTTAGTTTAGGGGTTTTGTATCTTACACCTTCGTTATCATGAACATTTAAAATGTATCGTTTTTTAGCTGTCCATAATCCACGATCTGCAATGGCCTCTCGTTTCATTACCATACGATTTGATACACCGCCTAAAATGCCATATAGTTTATCGTACGATTTTTCTAGTACTGGCTCTAGATCTTTTTCGCAAACTTTATCCAAGAAATCAATAGGATTTGGTGGATTAATTACTTTAACTAAATCATCTAGGCATACATACAAACTGTCTGTGTCGATTGCAAGTACATAATCTTTATAGGTCTTCCCGTTTCGCAAGATACGATTAAGGTGTCGATTGATGGCATATTCAGCCCATCGTATAGTAAGCTGGCCGGTAAGTGTGATAGCTTCTGCGATTCTTTGGTCGAAGAATCTGAAGTATCTGTTACCCATAGCACCATAGAGAGAATTAAGAAGGATTTTAATAGCCATCTGCCGGTTTTCGCTGATGGATATATCCCTTTCAATCTGGTATAGTTTTTGTTTATCTTCTTTGTCGACATTTTGTAATTCCTTTTGTGCGTTAATCATTTGTTTCTTAATACCAACTCTTTCATTGTACATTTCATCAATGATCATTGGAACTATACCTGGACGATTAGTATTAAAATATTGGCCACTAGCTGATAAAGCTTTGCCATTGTTATTTAAAGTCTGTGAATCTGTAAGCACTTCTTCAATATCAACTTTTGTAACCTCTCCATCTGCAATAGTTTCAGGTGACATGTTATATTGCATAATGATTGAAGGATACAGTGAGTTGAGATCAAAGCTTACTACGTTATCGTGAATTCCTACATGTGGATCTTTAACGTATCCGCCAGGATAATTTGATTTAGTTTTATCTTCTGAAAAGGGTACTACAATTTTGTTTTCATGCAACTTGCGGTATATAATAGTATCCCATATAGCAGTTGTACCAAAAGTGTCTTGATAATTTACACCACCTTTATAAGCAATAGTCATCGCCAGAGTGATTAATCCCATTTTGTCTTCTAATCTATCTACCAACTCTACGTCTTTAATATTATAATCAATAAACTTTTGATGATCATTCATATATAAAGAGAATAGTGAACCATGTTCTTCGTAACTTAATTTGTTTTCTCCAAGTACTACATGAGCAATATGATCAAGACGATACGATTCTTGTGCACCGTAAGTGTAACCAAATTTTATAAAGAGTTCCATATAATCCAGCATTGAAATGCCTTTAATTTCGTATGCTGTTTGAGAACGACCTTGTTTAGTAATTTCTCTACGTTCAATCATTCCCCACGGACTTAGCCTTTTAACATATGCATCACCAAGTAAACGATGTATTCGATTAACTAGATATGGCATATCAAAGAATCTTGTATTCCATCCAGTAATAACATCAGGACAATGCGAAGGTAATGACCAATGAGTTACAAAGTCAATAAGTAAATCAGCTTCTGTAGCACACTTTTTGTAAATAACTCGATTTGTTTTCATTAGAGAGTTTTCTACGTTGTAATCACCTAAACCCCAAACATAATATGTGTTATCAATATTGTTTTTAATTGTAATAGCTGTAACTACATTATCAGCACGATCAGGCTCTGGGAAACCATCATCTGATTGAACCTCGATGTCGATAGTAGTAACATTAATTAGATTACGATTAAACTCAATGTGTCCAGGATATTCATCATTAATAAAGGCAGATATGTAACGAGTGTTACCATAGATATCTCTACCTGCTACGTGTTTGTTTTGATTTACCCA